TGATGAGACCATCAGACAACGAAAGAGAGAGAATATGACTACCGCAACACTGACCAAGAAGCAAGAAGCACAACAAGAGCGCGAACGCTCTCAAAAGTTCCTGCGTGAGGTGTTTATCATGCAATCACGCCCGACCGTTTACACTGTCCTGCGCCACGTTTCCTCTTCGGGAATGAGCCGAGACATCTCGTTATTCACCCTGCATGAGGGGCGGATAATTAATATCACGTGGCATGCTTCCAAGGCTTCTAGAGCCTGTGAGAGCCTCAAAGACCGCAACGGTTACAACGTCATTAGAACCCACGGCGCGGGTATGGATATGGGCTTCCACCTTGTAAATTCCCTTTCCTATGCGCTCTACGCTGACGAAGAGTTATCAGACCGTGCGGGCTATGTCTTGCGCCATGAGTGGTTATAGCATGAGCCAAGCAACCTGTCGAGACTGCTTGAAGGATTTTGATACTTCTGACTTGCACTGGTCAAACGAAGCCAGCTGGGGTTACCTATGTCTAGATTGCATTAGCAATAGAGAGCCAGAACCTATTTACTGTGGCGACTGTCTGCGACCTCTTACCGAGTGCGAACACGGGGGCAAGCAATGAGCATAGAAATCATTACAAAAGAACAAGAAAATATGGCATATGATAAACGCATTACTTTCACCCACGAAGGAGAGAAATACAGCGTACTTCTACATTGGGATTCTTACGATGGTTACGAATTACGCTTTTTAGACGGCAGAAGGTTTATCCCTCGCCCCAAGTGGGCTGAAGACTGGGCTGATAAGTGCTGGAATGAAAGTGACGTTGAAAGCCTAGAGAGCACTTTAGATTCATTAACGGAAGTTTCATTCACTAACGATAAGGAACAAGAATGAGACTCACACGACGCGGGCGGATAGTGGTATCTCTTGCCTACCTACTAGCCCTTGTCGGGCTCGTTGCGGGGCTCGACTACCTCAAACACCACACGAAAGAGGTCGGCTGCCACTGGGTCGCTGAGGGCTGGGAGTGTGATACCGCTTGGAAACCCTGACCCCACGCAAAAGGCGCGGGGCATGCTATGAGTACGACTACCAAGGGCAGGAGTGGCTCACCCTCTGCGGGTCTGGCTCCTGCTCTTGGCACGTCTACACCCCGAACCTAAAAGAGGCGAAGCGCCTACGACTCAAGCACACCCGCACCGAGTGCGGGAACGGCTACTAACACGCGACCCACCGCGTTCACTCAAAACTTGACAGGCTGGAAAGCCGACCTGCTACCCTAAACCCGCGCCAATCGGTGGCGCAGAAACGAGAGAGACATGAACACGCAAGCACTAAGCGAGATGCTGGACAGGCTAACCAAGCGCATGGTCTACGCCATCAACCAAGCCGACACCGGACTTCTGCACTTCACAGTAGGAGAGTTAGAAGATTTAGTCCACAACATGAAACTTGACCTAGCCGAGAAGGTTAGCCGACCTGAAGCAGGGATAAGCGAAGAGTTAATCCAACAACATCTAGAGTTCATGGGAAAGAGCGACGAGTGATTGAGGTAGAAGTCAAACTCACCTCGTTTCTTGACCGCACGTTCTTAGTCAGCAGATTACCTAAAGACTGGGACGTTATGGACACCAAAGAGCGCGAGAGGTGGGTGCTAGTTCACGGATTAGTTACTTATACCAAGCGCCACGTTTACCAATCCATTGAGAAGATGGATAGCCGACAGGTAGAGGTAGACGCTTAACGAAAGGAAAGTGCATGACCACTAAGCAAAAAATGATGGCAGGAATAAGCAGTTTAGTTTTAACCCTTGCATCCCTGTTCGGGTTCCCTACCACAGCAAAAGCGTTAGAGTTAGCGCACAGATTCAAGTGTGGACCGGACTTACCTAATAAGTTCTGGACACAGGGCATGGCAAAAGCCTATGCCAAAGCAATCATGCACACCCATAGCTGGGATGAGCGCGGAGAATACAAAGCACTTGTTAAGTTATGGACAGTCGAAAGTCATTGGAATCCTATGGCTTACAACCATGAGAAAACCCCTGATGGTTCTCATGCTGGTGGAATCCCACAGATTCTAGGCATGGACACACACATTCCTGCGCCTCAACAAATTGAGATAGGAATGGACTATATTAAACACCGGTACGGAAAGCCATCCATAGCTTGGGCTTTCCACCGCAAGAATGGCTACTACTAAGGAGAGTAATATGAGCAGTGGAGTTAATGTAATTGAGAGAGACTGGACATGGGAATGTCCGTCATGTCTTCATGAGAATGAAGATGTAACAATGTATGTAGAAGGCGATATTGGTAACGCTATCTGCGAGAAGTGCAAGCATGAAAAAGAGGTAAGTCTATGAGCATCGACGTTCCAACCATGACCAAGTGCATTGAAACTAAATGCTGGCAGTGCGATGTACCTATCTGGGTTCCAACATGGGACTTCAATGAAGCCCGCAACTATTGCTATCCGTGTGCTTGGACACGGTTAGCGTCTTAACACACTACTCCGTTAGCTGCGAGAGCAGTTGTAGTGTGGTAAGGTAACGAATGGCAGTGCAGGTTTTGGCTCTCTCCTTCCCTGCACTGTCTATACCTAAAAGAGAGAGCATCAAAGGAGAGCAAGCATGATTGAAATTAGTGGGGAGAAACTCCCCGACCATATAAGTTACAGCTCACTGACCACATGGCTTGAGTGCGGATGGAAGTATTATCTATCCCGTGTGCAAGGCGTGGCAGAGACACCAGCGTGGTGGTTCTACGGTGGCTCAGCAGTGCACCATGCAACTGAAACCTACGACAGACTAAACCCATGAGCTTTGACCTATTAGATTTATGGAAAGCATCATGGAAGTCCACTGAGTTAGAGCGTAAAGAGTACGACCTATCTCAAGCAAGCGGATGGCGTGTAGCCAATGCTAAGCGCGACCCTGAAGATGGCGACTGGTGGTTCACCAATGGCTATAAGTTCTTTGCTAACTGGGTACAGTGGCGTGAAGAGCAGGTCAATGTATGGCAGATAGCCAAACTACCTGACGGCTCGCCTATGGTGGAGCTTGATATTAGCTGCGACATCAACGGTGTACCTGTAAAGATGTACTTAGACCGAGTGATGCAGCACATTGAGACTGGCATCTACGCAGTGGTAGATATTAAGACCGGCAAGACAACCCTTAAGACAGGGCTACAGCCAGCCTTCTATCGCTATGGACTCAAGAAGAAGTACGGTATCGAAGCCAACATTGGCTACTACTGGATGGCACGTAAACAAGAATTGTCTGAAGTGATTGACCTATCTCCTTACACGGACGATAAGATTGAGACACTTGTAGACATGTTTGAAAGAGCAAGACGTGATAACATCTTCCTTCCAAACTACGACTCATGCAACAGGTGTGGATACTCTGCACATTGTGTATGGAAAACAACCGACAACAAAGGAGAAGCAAATGAGTAGTACCGAATCACGCATCAGCATCACAGTCAAGACACCTGCGGGTAGCCTTGTTACTGTACGTGCTGAGTCAGCAGACGAGCTCGATAACACAGTGGCACTGAGCCTTGAATCATTAAGGTCAGCAGTCACTGAACTAGAAGCAACAGCACGTGGCGCAGTTGCAGCACCGGCACAGAGTGCAACAGCAGTACTTGCTAACGCATTTCCGGGAGCACAGGTGGTTGATACACCACCTTTTAGCCCAGCCCCTATCGGGGGCGGACGCTCATGTAGGCATGGCAAGCAGACAGCAATCCAAGGTCCATCTAAAGAAGGTGGAATCTACAAGGGTTACTTCTGTCCATCACCAGCAGGGGCAACCGACAAGTGCAAGACAATCTATGTTAACAAGCATGACCCTGAGTGGAACACATTCGTACCTGACAAAATCAAGTAACCATGAAAACGTTACGACGCACAGTTCGTAAATCAGAAGTCGGAGGGGAGCCGTTACAGGCTCCCTTTCAAGCTTTCGAACGAGCAGGTATTGTCTTGCGAAGAGCAGAGGTAACTGTCATCGCCGGTACTCCCGGCGCTGGTAAGTCATCCATTGCGCTGCACATAGCAGCACGACTGAAGCAACCTACGCTTTACTTCTCAGCTGATACCAACGCTCACACCATGGCTATGCGACTCATCTCTATGAGTGGCAAGATGACACAGCAAGCAGCAGAGAACCTGCTCAAGAACAACCCTGACACAGCTGAAGCAATACTCTCAGACAACGCACATCTTTACTGGTCTTTTGAATCAAGCCCATCACTTAAAGATATTGACGAAGAGGTTGCTGCCTTTGAAACTATCTGGGGTAGAAGTCCTACCTTGATTGTCGTTGACAATCTCATGGACGTAGCATTGGATGGCTTTGAAGAGTTTGCTGCCATGCGTCAGATTATGAAGGAGCTTAAGTTCTTAGCACGTGATACCAATGCTTGCGTACTAGTCTTGCACCACACACAAGAAGGTTCACAAGGTTACCCATGTCAACCACGTTCTGCTTTGCAGGGTAAGGTTGCACAGATACCAGCAATGGTGTTGACTGTAGGTCAGCAAGTGTTACCCAATGGTTTAGATTCCTACCTATGCGTAGCACCAGTGAAGAACCGTTACGGTAGGGCTGACCAGACAGGGCAGACATACGTTCAATTATCCTTTGACCCCGAGCGTATGTACTTAGAAGATGTCATAAGAGACTACACGCAAGAAACAATGCAGGAGGATATACACAATTATGTCTAACCCAGCCAAGGCTAAGGGCTCATCAGCTGAAAGAGATGTTGTTAAGTGGTTAAAAGACAATGGTTTTCAGTATGCTGACCGTAGACTTGCTGGTGCTACCCTAGACAAAGGGGACATATCGGGCATAGCCGGTGTAACTTTTGAGGTTAAGAACCACGCCACCATGAAGTTAGCTGGCTGGTTAGAAGAATTAGCTACGGAGATGGCTAATGATGGAGCTTGGACAGGCGCGGTGGTTCACAAACGCAAAGGCAAGGGGAGCCCTGCTGAGTG